CAGAGAGATCGTAAGAATAATATGTTTTCCCATTATCAACCAAAGCCTTTACAGGCTTTAGCTGGTCATAGGTCCCATCTGTAGGCAACCCTTCAAGAAACTTGAAGATCTCCCTATGAAGTGGGTAGAGCGCTACCTGCGTTCATCAGTTGGTTATCCCGATTACTCGGGCTTTACCAGCAGTATTATATACTGCGGTTAACCTTCCGATGTGCACTATCCGGCTCCCTAAAAGTAAGGGAAAGGATATTAAGCATGTAGCTCAAAGCGAGAAAAGCGTAGCAAAGGACTTAGTCTCAAAGAGCCATCGTGAGATGGTTACTAGATACCTAGGATTCCTTAGAATCGCTACAGCATCCGCAACTACCCCTTGTCAGGCCACTTTGAGATTTGGTCCCGCTGACTCCGGAAGGAGCCAGACTGCAGACAGATTTTTAAAGAATACATCACCTTTCAGCCCTGCTAATTCACAGAGTTTCCGCTTGGACTCAATAAGAGTCTCGACTGCCAATGTGCGATAGGAACCGTTGAATTTTTCAATAACGGTACTATGGTCCACTGGTGGTCATCACGGAATGATTCTATGAATACCTAACAAGGTCATGACAGCGACATACATCCGACGGTCGGACATCATCGCTAAACGAAGACGCCCGGGTATGATTAGTGGTAAACCACTAACTTTCCCAACTCTGACCCCCATTTTAGGGTCATAGTGGGAACCTACCTTGACGGAAACACAGATAGTATAACATTCTTTAAGGTAAAGATAAACCTGTTTAAGGTTACGTCTTTTTCCTTGTAGAATGTACATACCTCGAATTCTCTTTAGGAGAATGCGTAGGATGCTACTGTGCTCTTTGGTTCCAGTTGCTCAAAGGAGTAACCTGAAGAAAGGATCAAAATCATGATCCCTCATTCAGGATCCCCTTCTTAAGCTACGTGGAACGTTAAGTTCATAAATTATGTTTTTCATAATTGTGAATTAAAATCCCACTTTGTGGATAACGCTCCCTCGCAATTGCTCCCCGAAAGGGAAGGCCATGGCGGATTCTTAAAATCCGTCAGGTTATGAGCAGTTGGGATCTCTCTTCGGC